GCTGGTACATACGGTTTTATGTCAGGAGAGTCTCCTCAAGAAAGACTTATTATGGGTGCTGGAGGAGCGGCAGCAGGTCTTGTTACAGGTAAAGTACTAGACTCTGTATTTAATCCTTCTTTTGTTAAGAAATCTACTGACACAGAGTCACTAAACGTACAACAAACAGATGCACTACAAGAAGCAGTATCTGCTAATAAAGTAGTAGTACGTCCTGATGCACAGCTTACTGATGATCAAGTAATAGATCAACTTATTATTAGAGAGACAGAGTTTCTTGCTGAGTCTTTAGGTCTTCAAGGTGTAGACCCTAATAAGTTAGGTAACTTTAATGTTAGATTGCTTAACTTTGGTAGTGAGATGGGAGTACCTAACAGACAGATTAATAAGATTGTAGGTAAAAACTCTAGGATAAAAGAGCTACGACAGAACTCTAATAGAGGATTTATCGATGCTGACGATCTTAATGCATATAGACGTGACTTACTTGATAACGTATCAGGTAGATTCTCATTAGATGCTAACAAAACAATACCGTCAGCTCAGAATACAATTATTAAGCTACGCCGCTTAGGGTCTCCTCTTGCTACTTTAGCAGAAAAAGTAGTAGGCACGGCATTTTCAGAGCGGATTGTTAGGGGGATGAACCGTGTTGTTCGTGGGCAGTCTGAGCTTGATGAGATATGGAAGGGTATGGAACAGTTACGTACTCTTGCTGACGATGTTAAGTTTAACGATATGATGTTAGATGCAGTTAACGCACAAAGATTAGGCAGTAAAGCCGCAACAAAAGCTCTAGAAAATGCTAAAGCCTATGCAGATAAAAACATAGGACAAGGAGCAGGGGACAGACTGCAAAGATTCTTTGACGATAACTTAGAATTCAACAGTCGTTACCGAAGAGAAGTAACCAAAGGCCCGTTGTCTAACGTGTGGCTACATTCTGCTGTTAAGTCCAGTGACGATGATGTAAGTCTACGTATTAACAGAGCACGAGCCGCTGGTAAGTCTGAAGATGTCGCCAGTAAATCCCGTAAGCGTAAAGCTATGGAAAAGGAACGTGAGAAGCCTTTAGATGAACAGCTAGAGTACGTTAATATATTCGACTCTCATTGGCGTTGGCAACGTGAAACACTAACTCGTATGGAGCTAGGTAAGCAGTTAGGTTTACGTACCTCTGGCGCTCCTCTTGCTGCTCCTGATTTAAAAGATCTTCCTAAAGCACTCAGGAAGAAAGTAGAAGCGGGAGAGATGACTGCTCTTGAGGCATTAGCTAAAATAGAGACTGATACTTTTAAGTTGTTTGACGAAAAGATTATACGTGAGGCTTTCGAGAGAGAAGGTTTTAGCGATACTCAAATAAAGAACGCTATTGAAATACTAGACGATCTAGGCGTAAACGCTAACAGGGGTATGGCTCAAGAGTTAGAGATGGTTCGTTCTCTTGGATACGTAGGTACTATTGCCAACCCTTACGGCGCTTTGATGAATGTTCATGATTTGTTTAACGCATCTTTTGAACTAGGAGTAGGTAATGTACTTAAAGCTTTGTTTGCTAAAGATGGTATACGTTTTTCTGCTGATGACGTAGGTTTGGGTCGTCAAGTATTTGGTGAGTTCATACGCCGTGCTTCTAAAGGCGACCCTAAGCTTGGTTCTCCGTTCATTGAGAAGATGGTGAAGGGCAGTGAAGATCTGCTTCAGTGGTCAATGAAAGCGTCAGGTTTTGCTAGTCTGGATAAGTTTGGTAAAGGACGCATAATGGGTGCTTCTTTTAATAAAGCAAAGCAAGACATATCTAAAGGAAACTTTGATACTAAATGGCAACACAGTTTTAGTAAAGCAGAGCTAGATCAACTTAAGAAAGACATAGCAGCTAACAATACTAATAGTGAGTTGGTTCGTGACTTAGTTATGTTTGACTTGTTTAGGTTACAGCCTATTAATCCCGCCGCTCAAACATCTTTTGGTCTTGCTAATCCTAATGCTCGTTTGTTTTACATGCTTAAAGGCTTTGCTATTAAACAGTTTGACTTGATAGAGAGGCGCATCAGAGGAGAGTGGAAAAAAGGCAACAAAAAAGAAGCACTTAATAATGCCATGAAGTACATAGTTCTTTCTGGTGGCGGGTACGGTGTTGTTAACGAAGCACGTCAGGTAATTAAAGGTGAAGCTCCTGATCCTAAAGAAGCTGCATACGGTGCTCTATACCAGATAGGATCTGTTCTTACGTTTGGTGCAATGGGCGCTAATGACTATGGTTACGCTAAGTTTATGGAAGATCCAGTACACGCTATGGTATTAAACGCAATGCCACCCATAGGAGCTACACTGCCTGCTGCTGTGTTAGAAGACATAGCTGATGCAGCAAGAAAAGGAGATCCTTTACCTGATGAAACACTATATGCTTTGCCTGTAGTAGGTAAGACATTGAAGGGTGTATTAGGGGACTAATAAAAAAGGGGCCGAAGCCCCTGTAGGTTACAGCTCGCAGTTATTGCCCGTACAAGCTAACTGCTGAGACCCTTCCGTCATGTCAGAGTTCTCAGAGATGTTCCAATCAATTGTCTCTGGGAATTCCTCCTTCAGCTTCTCATAGGTCTCTACGTCGATGGGTTCATAAGGAGCCTGTTGGTATGTGTGTTCGGAATAAGGCAGAAAACTAACACCGCTTATCTTATCGAACTTGTTATACAACCACTGACCTACCTCAAGGAACTCATCATCACGATAGTAACACGTCATAGATGGTTTATGTTCACACCAATAGTCCTGATATATCTCCCATAGTTCTAACTGCTCCATAGCACCCATCTCAGAGGCCACCACAGCCCCGTCAGGAGACTTTATAGGGAAGGAGAATACCTTGGTAGAGGGTGACATTACATCGTCTTCTACAGGGATTCCTGCTTCTTCAAGGACGGAGCACAAAGGGTCTCTCGCGTCTGCTCGTACTCTTCTAATGTACTGATCCGCATATCGAGGGTGTATCCCGCTAGCAGAATCAACCAGTTGAGACACAGTACCGCTAGGCTTAACGGCGGTAATAGCAGTAGAAATATTAATAGCCAGTCTGTCAGCCCATGATTTATTCGTAGCGATAGCTTCTTCACGTAACTCAGTAAGCCATGTTTTAAGTACACCTTTATCCTTCCTTCCCGACAGTGTCGGATGATCCATGATCCCTGTTAATGATACTCCTAGTAATGCTTCTTCCTCTGTATTCTTCTGCCATACCTTACGTAGGTAACGGAAGTCAGTTAGGGTAGCCTGTAGAGTTCCAAGGATAGCCGCAGTACGTACTTTTCGTTTGAGGTCTGAGAGCGTATCTGTTGACCTGACAACAACCTCTGATAGATTGCAGAATTGGTTAGGCCGTAAGATGATTTCGCTACATGGATTAGTTCCAAAATCATAGGTAGCATCTCGTCGGTCGTTCTTTGCAGCTTGCTTTTGACTTGCGACTCTAGAGAACATACCTCGCTCTCCTGAACGGGACTCGTATAAACTTTTCCACTCATTTAAAAATGCCTCGAAGTCTGGCTTCTCTGTATAGCAAGCACTGTTGTTTGCTAGTCCGCGTTGAGGATTGTCGTTCCACCACTGGCCTGACTTGCATCTTCGGAGTCTATCGTCAGTGAGGTTAGACAGACTGATGAGAGCGGACCTGCGTACACCTCCGACGACGACGATCTGTGCAATCTTACAGCAGAGATCATGACATTCGATGGAGCTAAGTTTACGTCCAGCAGCCTCCCGAAAGACGCTGACTGTGAAGTTGAACAAATCGACAAGAGGCTCTGGACCAGATGCTCTACCTCCGAAGGTCTTAAGGGATGCCCCTGCAAGTCGTACTCCAGACACGTCCCATTTTGGAAGTTGGCCTGAATACAACAAGCTAATAAGTTCCCTGTAAGCTTTAGCCCATCCAATTTTGCTGTCGGCGACATGTATAACGGTATCGGTATCATGAAATTCCTCTGCTACTTCAGGTAGCTTGCTAACGTACTGACGTTCAACGCTGTAGCCTACTCCAGTTCCGCACATAAGTACGTACATCATCTCGTCAAACGCTTTAGGGTGGTCAATAGGTAGGTAGCTACAGTTAAATCCAGCTACGTTGTCACGGTCAAGAGCCTCACCAGCAGTCATCAATGCTCTCATGCTAGGCATAACATCCATGTCGTGAATGTCTTTAAAGATACCGTTAGCTTCTTCGAGTGTTAGCTTACCTTTCTCAATCCAGAAGTTTAGGTAGCGGTCAATTGTTTCTTCCCAAGTCTCACGGCGTTGTTGCTCTGGTAGGTAGCGAGCGTAGCGGGACTTGTGTATGTACTGCTGATATGCATCCATCAATTCATTTCCTTAATTAGTCGTTCAATATACCACTTACACTTACGTAAGTCCTCAACAGGTTTCCCTTTGTAGTCATATCGCCATAAGTATTTAAGAGCATTGCCCTTAAGATAACCATTAAACTCATGCTCTGGCATAGATGCTTTGATTGCTTCGATAGCTTCTATCGTGCCTTTGTTGTAATGGTCGGGCTTAGTCACAGGATCAGGTACTTCCCTAAGCTTGTCCCATTCAGCAGGAGTTATATTGTCAATACTCATTCCATCTCCTTAAACTTGTAGACTTTCTCTAGCACTCTATCAGCAAACTTTTCTACTAAATCTTCTGCTGTGATTTCAAGTGCCTCCATGATTGTTACCTCATCGTAATGTTCGGCAACGTGTTCTAACAGCTCGTCGAACGTCATCCATACTTTCTCCTGAGATAGTTAATACTAATAGGTAGCTCATCGAACGATCCGTTGTTTACTTCATTGAGCATCCAGATACCTGACCAGCTTCCATTCGTTTGAGGGTTTAGATAATCTTCAGAATGAGTATAAAAAATGCCAGCAAACAAACCAGTGATACTATTTCCATCTGCTTTTCTTGCATAAGCTATGTCTCTATCTTGAACGTGTCCCATTATACAGGACATAAACTTCTTCTGTAGCATTAACTTTGCAGAAGAAACAGGACGACCCATAACACCGCTAGTAAAGTAGTGGCAGTAGGCTACTCCGTCAATGATGATGGGCTGTAGGAACGGAACAACTTCCCAGCTACCTAAGTGAAAGTCCTTGTAAGACATAAGACCTTCTAGCTTAGAGTCAGACTCGATAGCACGTTCTATCCTGTGCTCGTGGTTGCCTAGCAGGAACACCATTCGAGGCTTCCACAGTCGTCGCTTGCCCTGTCGAAGGCGTCTACGCTCTGCCTCTATTGGCTCTAGGAACCTAGCCATTGCTTCGTTACCTGCTTCGATGTCGTTGACATAACGTCTACCCTCGAACGACTTCTTACCTACGTCATAGCTACTAAGACTTGGCATGTCCCAGTGATCCCCCAGATGGATGATAACGTCAGGTTTAGTTGCTGCTGCGTAGCGTCCTGCCCAGTACATGTGGTCAAAGTTACTGTCAGGTTTTACTTGTGTGTCTGGTATTACTAGATGCCTAGTCATAGCCACTCCTTGGGTAAGGTACTTGGTGTGTACCAATCAAACCCGTTCTTGTCTGCCCAGTCTCTCATACGGTAACGAGTACCATCTTTACGTCGTCTTGATCCCGGCATTGGTGTATTAGGATTCTGAAATATAAACACAAGATCTTCATATTTACCTAGTGCCTTACGTACTTCTACGTACTTACGCGCTTCTTCTCTAGTTCTGAATCTGCCTTTTGCTTCGATGTAAGTCATCCATCCTGCGTTGTTGTAACAGAAGTCAGGTTCGTACATCTTAGGTATGATGTAGCTGATCCTCTCAGCAGGATGATATGTACAACTCTTCATCTCAGCATAGAGCTTCTTCTCTAGATTACTATCAAACTTCATCAGGAATCCTATACTTGTCGTCAGTAGATCTAAGAAGATAGAGAAGTTGAAGACTTTCATACAGCCTATCAGCGTCGAGTTCGTTGTCCTCGTATAACTTAAGACATCGCTCGTACAACTCTCTCTCTGTTGTCCAGTCCTGTAGCGCCTTCTCTGCTTTCTTTGGACCTACTCCATGTATACCGGGAATGTTGTCTACCCTGTCGCCCATCAAGGCTTGACGATACAGCCACTCTGTAGCAGAGCGTTCATCAACTTCCTTCATGATCTTCTTGGTGTAGTCATATATCTTTGTGGGTATCTGCAAGAAGTCTTTGTCGAGAGAACAGATAATAGATTTATGTTCTAACTCAGTAGACTTGATAGCTATGCAGTCATCGGCTTCCATGTTAACAGAGAGGTCCGCTTTCCATGCATCTAGCATGTACTCACGGAGTGCGTTCTTATGTACGGGTTTACGTACGGGACGGCTACCTTTGTAGGGTTGAGAAACAGCAACCTCATTTCTGAAGTTACTGCTTCCGGTAAGGTACAGCTTGTGGTTGTCGTAATGCTCAGACAGATCAGAGATCAGCTCAGAGATATAGTTAGCCATAGTCTGGATTGCTATTCTCTCTGGCTCATCATCACAGGCAAAGCCAACACGATATACAAGCATGTCACCGTCGATGAGTATCACACAGCTTCCTCAAGATCAAAGTCAGGTGCATACTCTACGACGTTAGAGATAACCATACGTCGCAGTGAAGGCGAACGACCCTTCTTCTTCATGTACTCCCAGTCATAGTAAGTAACGAGGCACTTAGCTTCTGACCCGTTAGCAACAACAACACCCATCTCAGGATCATCGTCTTCACTAGTAGGAGTACGACCTTTGATCATTAACTCACTACCGTCTGGATTGAATGCACGGTACTTGT